CTCCTAGTGTAGCAACATTATGAGCACCAATTTGCTGAATAAATGCATCAGCTGTTGGTGAATACTCTAGTATATCAGATATTCTTAGTGATAAACACTCAGCAACTTCTGACGTTAAAAATAAACCAGCTTGTAGTATATGCCTTGTTGCTGTGTTACTATTAGCAGCTGCAAGTTTTTGTACGCCAACTAAAGCATTTTTGTCAGGCATGCTACCGTCTCTAGCTTCGTTAAGCCCGGTAGTATCCCTTATCATTTGCATGTAATAGTTGTAAGTTTGAATTAAACTTTGCATTTTTTGTCCACCAGAACCTGATGATATTTCTTGTATTGGCACTTTACCTGGGTTCATATCACCATCGCTAGTCATTGATCTTCCAATAACAGATCCTGTTTGGAAAAACATATTTAAAGCTTCTTGTGGGTTGTAGTTTGTACCATTACCTAAATCTATTTCAGCAAGTCCATCAGCGTCTAAATAAACACCATCTGGAACTAAACGTGACAATACTTGTTGTAGTTTTAAATGTGTAAGTTGTATCATGTCAGCGAAACCAGTAATACGTTTTACTAAAGACTCAATACGACCTTTATACATACGTGGCGCTACAATAGCGTAATTCATTTTAACTTTAGTAAAATCACTTTTTGGCCTCATCATGTTTTTAGCCATCTCCCACTTTAACAGCTTATCTGTTCCTAAAATTATAGCTCCATCATATAAACACTCTATTGATCGATGTAGTTTACCAAAATTATCAGAGTCTCCTGGCGGATTAAACGTGTCATCTTTTGCTAATATTTTATCTGCACCAGTGCCAGTTTCTTTTACTTTGTATACCTCATTCATATATGTTTTATAATTAAAATATAAAACCTGAACACTATTATTATCAACCTCTTTAGAATTGTTTAAGTTGTTGTAATTTGATTTTGTTAAGTTTTTGTTTTTAATTATATTCTCTAGTTCTTCATGAGACAAATGAGGAAATTGTTTTACAAGTTCGTTTACCGGTATAGTTTTTACTTCACCAACATAATACGTGTCATTAAAATATGGTGATTCAGTATAAGAATAAACTAAATCAGCTGGATCAACATAATCAATAACAACACCTTCAGATGTATTGAAAGAAGTTTTTACAGCACCAATACCACAAACAGTTAAATCATAATAAAATTGCTTTTTAATTAACTCGTATTTATTACCATTAAATAACACGTTTAAAGCTTGTTCTTCAGCAAGCTCAACAGCTTGTTTATAGTTGAGTTGCATGTGTAGTTTTAACTCGTCTTCTGTATCTGGTAAAGTTTCTTTTGGATTTTCATAAGTATTCATGTTAAAGTTTTCTTGAGCAAAATCATTAAACTCTCTTGATCTCATATCCCTTAACATTGACTCCATATACTCTGTTCTTTTACTAACACCATATGGATCTTGTGAATAAGCTTTAATATCATATGTTCTTTCAGCTATACCATTTACAACTATATCTACAAATTTAGGTATAATTGGCACTGGCTTCCAGTCTAAATTAAGATAGGACAAATCACCGTTTATAGATAACTCATCCTTATATTTTTGTATTGATTGTTCACCCCTAGCATATAGTCTTAGTTTATGAAAATCATTTTTATTACTTCTATATCTACTAGAACCTCTATCAGTATAGAACCACTCAGACTCAATAGCTTTAGCCACTTTCAAACCGTAGTCGTAGCTCATTTTTTCCAAATCACTTACGACTTGGCTTGGAAAATAATTATTTATAACAGACTCTGCCATATTTATTCTTTAATTAATTTAGATGTACTACCTTTGTTTGTGTACTTGGCAATACTTAAGTTTAGTTTTGGTTTTTTAATCGGTGCATTTGGTCTATATAAATGTCTATTGTTAGCCATAATAGCTAAACCAGAGCTAATAGAAGCATCATGTTTTGTTCTTTTGTTTATGTCAAACTTAGCCCAATCATTTAGTAATTCATTAAAATAACAACTACCAAATTGTCCTTCATTGTTTATACCAACGTGAGATTGAATATACATTTCAATAGCCGCAGCGTGAGCTTGTTTAATATCTTCACTTGAGTTAGGTATTCCGCCAACTTCTTTTTCAGCCACAGATAGTTTGTTCCATATTTTATCAGGCCTGTTCATGCTAAATCCTCTATAACCACGTCTTCTTAAATAATATAATAATCGAGGCTTGTTGTTCTCTGCAAGCAATGGCATTCCATAAAACACTAATGCCATTAAAACATCTTCAAAAAATATTTCTGCAGTTTGTGGGCGAGCTAAGTACTCTAAAAAAAACTGATTAGCGGGAGCGTCTTCCATGCTAAATTTAGTTAATCCATGAAGTGCGCCTTTAGAGCCGACACCATCTACAGTTCCCGATATATCATATGAGTCACAACCAAAGGCTCCCATGTGTTCATTACCAGGCCATTTAACACCATTTTTAAATACTACTTTATTTTGTATATTTGTTGGTGGTACCCAGCTTATTTTAAATCTACCTTTTTTATCTGGATAAAAAATTACTTGTGAATCTTTTACACCGTTAACCCATTGGAAATTACCTTGAGTAATACCTAATGTTCTAGACATTTCTTCGTTGTAATCTATTTGTTCGTATATTTTAACTAAGTTAAATATACTGTTTTTTGTTTCATCTCTAAACGCATGCTCAGTAGTTCTTGGAAACTGTCTGTAAAACTCATTTAATGCATCTTGATCACCTTTTAAACCGTCAGCTTCATTTTGCCAACTGTCTATAACACCTATATCTATTAACTCCCCGTGTGGATCGAAGACTTCATGATCCGGAGTATTGAAGACTGGGCTTCCGTGCTCATCAATAAATCCTTCG